CCACCTTGACATGGTGGGGGTCGTTGGTTCGAGTCCAATCGCGCCTACCAAACAAAATCCGCTCTGCTGGGCGGTCTAGAGGGGTTACCGGAAACGGTAACCCCTTTTTGCTTTCTGCGATTTGCAAAACTTTTGCAAAACTTTTGCAAAACTCCCACCTCAGAACGCCAATTCGGCGCCCACCTCCAGGTACTCGATCTTCTTTTCGTCGTGCCCCTCCTGATAGTGCTTCGTCATCTTCTCGTCCGCATGTCCCATCAGCGCCTGGATGTATTCCTGGGGGAATTTTTGCTGCTCGTACAGCCATGCCCCTAAAGCGCGGATCTCGTGAAAAGTGGGGCGCTCGCCGGCCGGCACATGGTCGTAGGCGTGCGCCGCGTCCCTGGCTTTGCTGAACTCCTTGGTCAGGTAGTCCGGGGTCACCGACGTCCAGTGGTCCTTCGCATCGATCTGTTCCCGGCGCCGGGCCTTCGGCTTGTAGTGGATGAGGTACGGCGACACCAGCGGCGATCGCAAGCACTCCCCGACAACCTCGCGCAGTGCCGCGCCCATTTTGATTTTCAGGTGGACCGGGTTTTCATAGCCCTGGGTTTTCCCGGGTGACACCGTCAGCGTGTTCTTATCCATGTCGACGGCCGACTTCAACCAAGTGACGATGTCCTCGCGGCGCTGAAGACTGGCCAGCGCCAAGCGGATGGCACGCTTGAGCCAAGGCGGGGTGGTGGCCGCATCAATGATCGCCTTCAGTCCTTCGAGCGTGTGCCGCTGGCGCTTCTTCTCCGCTTCCTTCTTCACCAGTGTCAGTTCAGCGTTGTTGCGCTCGGCCAGGCCCTTGGCAACGGCGAAGGCAAAGATCTGCACCCACAGCCCGCGGTGCTTCGTGTAGGCGTTGTTGCTGAACTGGTCGAGGTATTCGGCCATGGCCAGCACGTCCATTTGCCCAATGAGCCTGTCGCCCAGGTCCTGTCGGTACCGCTCCAGCTTGAATTTGATTTCCTCCAGGGTGCGCGCGGCGTAGCCCTTGTCCGGCAGCCACTCGTCCGTGAAGCGCTGAAGTAGATTGCTGACGATCGGCAATCGATCACCAGTCAGGACGGCCAGCAGCGAGCCGTCGTCCACCACCAACTCCGCGAACTTCAGGTTTGCCGCCCGGGCCAGCTTGATCGCCTCCTCCAGCGGGCGATTGATGCTCGTCATCACGCCGGTGACGGGGTTGCGGTACCGCCAATACTTACCGTTCGGGTAGAGATTTGGCGGCAGCTTCTTGTTTTGAAGCGTGCGCGGCCGGGCAGCCATCAGCCGATCTCCAGCATTTTGGCCAGCAGCGGGTCGCTCGACCCCATAATTGCGGCTTGCACATCCACGAAATACATTCCGCCCTTTACCTCTCCTATCACTTCGCCTTCCTCAATCCATTTTTTCAACTGCTGCAGGCTCGGCTTTCCGCCGACATACCGCAGCTTCCTGTATTCGCCTGCCTCCATGAGGCGCGGCAGCTTGACCGTTATCTGGGCCAGGACTTTTGCCATGATGATGCTCCATGCCGCGCGTGGCGGCAGAAGGTGGTGATGGGTTATTCGTCGTCGAAATCGGAGTCGTCATCACCGTCATGGCTGACGCTGATAGGGAGCTTGCCCAGGCGCTCCAGAGCCAGGACAAGGCCGATGCGCAGCCCTTTCGCCATGTCTTTTGTGAGAACAATCTCGACAGGGTCATCAGTGCCGAGCTGAAGCGTCACGCCTTCCTTTGCGTTATCGCTGATCATTTCCAACTGGCCGGCCTTGTGCTTGTGCCACGCCAGTAACGACTCGATCATTTCGCCGACATCCTGGGGAGCGCTGACCGATCCCTCCAGCGCGCCGGTGACCAGCTTCTTCAGTTCCGCCTTTTCTTCTTCTGCTCGCTCGAGCTGGTCGTCGGCGGCGAACGGGCCGCCAACCATTGACCAGCTGCTGGCGAACACCTGGGCTTGTTCCATGATGGCTTTAACAGTTTTCTCAGACATGCGAATTCCTCGCCCGCCGTTCACCGGCAGGCATGTGATAGGGGTGGGGGAAAGCTTGCGAGCACCGAGCTAACATAGAAGCTCTAGCTAACGAGGTGCTTATGAAACAGATACTTACCATCGCCGCCCTGGTGGTCGGCCTTATCTCTGCTGTGCTGTGGGTCGTATCGGCATTTGCAAAAGTACGTGCGAAGAAGGAGGACCCAAGGTCCGGCCTTATGGGGTTCCGGGATGCGTCGTTCACCATGGATGGCAACGATCTGGCGGGCACGCTAAGACGGCAGTCCTTCTGGAATAGCTGGGCCGCTGGGGCTGCGGCTCTCACTGCGATCCTGCAAGCGTTAGCTAACTTCTGGCCCGAGGGGAGTTAAAGCGACATTTCTACCTGGGCTGCGCGCTGCCAGATCGGAGAACTGTTGTGCGATTCGATTCGGTCGGCGATGACGTTGGCACGCTGGCCGGCGGTGGGCGGCGCGTACATGCCGAATCGGTTGATGCTTCCGCCGTTGACCGCAGCGTTTGTGGAGTCAGCCGAGGCGAATGGCAGGTGCTGGAAGATCGCAGGATCTAGCATGCGCAGACCGTGAAGTCGGCATGTGGGTCTCCCCTGGTCGTCGCAGATGGCGTCCATCGCTGAACCGATCCGCTTCCACCATGGCGAGGTTCCTGGGCTCGCCCACTGGCCGGAGCTGCCGATTGCTACCGTTGGCCAGTCAGCAGCAAGGCGCGCAAGACGCTCGAGCGATTCATGCAGATGCCACACCGGCACGCCACGCAACTCCGCCGGCCATGCCGCCAACAATGCGTCGTTCGCGTCTTCGTCCCCATTGATGACATCGGGAATCAGCGCCCAATCGAAACCCGGGTGCCGGTGCCATTGTTCAACCCAACGGGTGTATCCGTCGACGTCCAGCGTGCCGCCTTTCTTCCACACCGAAAACGCGCCGTTGTCGAAAACGAATGACTGACAGACATCGGCGACAATGCCCATATCGTCTTGGCGTGGGAACGGTACAAGCGCATGCCGGCCGGCAAGGAACCGGGCGCCGTCTTGCCGCGTACCGCCGATGGGCGTGCCGTGATAAGCGATCATCCGCTGAGCCTCACTGTTTCGATTTCGACGCCCTGGTGGGTGGCTATGATTGTTTGATCACCGCCCAGCGCTTCAGAAAGGCGATTAGCTATCTGTTCGTGCCAACCTTTCTTGATGATCGCGGTGGCTGCTTTGATGTGTTCGACGTGGATCATCGTCGGCGAACGAACTTCCAACTGGTAGATGATGAGTTCGCCGTCGGCCGGGCAGACGGCTGCAAAGGTGTGTCGATAGATATTCACGCGCAGTCCTCGCCCGCCGTTCACTGGCAGGCTGGTAGGTGGAAGAGGGGTTGCAACTAGAGCGGATCAGGCGGCGATTCGCGGAACCAAAACGCCGAGATCCGACAAGCTCTGAAGCGCGATCGCGCATTCATCGCCGAAGGCAAACATGGCACTGCCAGCACCAGAGCGGCCTTTCTTGTGGCTGTTCTCGTGGCCGGGTACGAACGCTATTCGGCCCCTGATCAACAGGGTCGCCGACGCACTGGCCATCGCTTCCTGAAACCACTCGGCGTCTGTGCGGCTGAACACCAGCGCAATGCCGTCACCGTGAGCAATCAGGCGGCGCATCCAGAAACCTGTATCGGGGCCATAAGGTGGGTTCATCCAAACCCGGCCAGACCATTCCTTCGAAAGGCCATCATCGAAGATCGTGTACTTCGTCTTTGCCGGTACTGCTGTCACATAGTCGTGCGGGCTGGAGGGGTCGAGATCGAATTGCACTCCGAGTCTTTCGAAGATCCAAGCTGGCGTGTACCACTCGACACTCTTGTGCTTTGGCGCCGCCTCTCGGGCGCCGATCATTCCGCTCATCACCGCGGCCCCTTGTAGCAGTACACGTAGGCGAACCAGGCGAGGGCGATCATGGCGTCACCTTGAAATCGACATCGTCATGAATCCACTCGATATCACGAAGGTTGTCTTCGTCGATCTGCGCCTCCCGCAAATCGTTGCTGGCCAAAAGCTCCGCAACTTCATCGTCATCCATACCATTGATCTCCTTTCGAAAGCTCACAACAGCCTTTCCGGTAAGCACGACTGTTCTTTTCATTGGGCAATACCTGTCCTTTGCCGCTATAGCGGCTGACATTGAAGGGGGGAGGGAGAAGATTTGCGGATGGAGTACAGATGTACTCCTTTCAGGGCCGGATGCAGTGCTGGCACGGATCGCCGTAGTAATCGTGTCCGCACCCGTGACAACCCTCGCAATTCTCATTGATCGGATGGTCGGTTATTGGGCCGAGTTTGGCTTGGTAGGCCCGCACCGCGTCCTCCTTTGAGAGCGGATATCCGAGGCCTGCCGCGATTAGCGCAGACTCAGTTGGCACGGGCGCCACCTGGCCAGAAGCTGCATCACAGAGTCCCAACAGCCAGTCAACCCACTCTTTGCGCTGCTGGAACTGCGGCTCATCGTCGCCGGGCACAAACACCTCGTGATGTTTGGCGTGGTTGATCGATCGCACTGCGCTGATCAACTCGTCGAGCCGCTGGTCCGTGGAGGTCAACCGCTCATGCAGGGCGTCACGCTCGGCTTTCATGCGATCGAAGGTTTCGCCCAGCACGTACTGCACCGGCCGGTGACCACACTCGCAATCAGGCCAAGGGTTGTCCTCAGCCCAGGTCCTGCCGTCACCGGTATCAGCCTCGCAGGCCGGGCCGAGATAAATGATTTTTGGCTCGCTCACTTTGAACCCCTTCAATTGGCCGTACCTGTAGTGATCATGCAGCCACCTGCTGCGGCTCTTCTTGACGTAGCGCTTGCTGCACAGCCAAGACGATGCGTTCGAGGTAGTACCAGTCAGGATTCGTCGCGGTTGCGTCGTTACCCAGGTGCCACCATTCGTCACCGAACACCCGCTCCATCAGCTCTCGGTGTGCACCGGCAACCTCATCAATCGAATTTGTGTAGCGGATGTCTTCTGCTTCGTCGTACAGGTCGCGGGCGTCAGACGCGTCAAAGTCACGATCCCGGCGCTGCGACAGAACTAGGTTCCTCGCCTTGTCCGCCAGAGCGTCACCACTGAAGCGCCGACAGCTGAGTCCCTGGTCGAAGTAGCCGATGATGTAGCCGGTGTTCAACTCGCAGAAGAACTGGCCGATGTTCATGCCGTCCCACATGCCACCCCAGTAGGCGTGCCAGCTCTTGTCCCAGCAGCTGACGGTAATCTTGCCCTTGCATGGGGCTAGGTCCTCAAGGAACACGGTGATCGGGTCGAGATTGGGTGCGCCGGTGATCACCAGCTTCGTGACTGTCGAGCGCTCAACTTTCAGCGGCTCGGCCGTTTTGTTTTCTGTGGGCATGGGGATACCTCGAGACTAATTTTTTGGCGAATGGTTTATGATCGCGGCACTAACTAAACCATCAGGGATGGATGTATGAACGCTGCACAAAAGGCTCTTGTGGAGAAGTCACTAGGCGTTCTCGGGTGGATACTCGTAATCGTGCTAGGCCTGATTCTTCTCGATGGCTTTATCGATCGAGGAACCAGGTTTGTTGGGGATATGTTTGACGCAGACGAAGCAGCACCTATTGTTTGGCCACTGTTCGTAGCCGCCGCCTCGCTTTTGTGGGCGAGGGCATTTATGCGCGCAGGCCGGCAGTAGTTAGGTTTAGGCCGCTTTTAGCAATGCCTCAATCACACGTTGACCTGCCAGCGGCGGTACCGCGTTGCCTGCCATGTGCATGGTAAGCCGGTGATTGTCTGGGCGCTTGGTGTCGGCCGGGAACGACATCGCTGCGAGCGCCTCATTCGCTGAGAGCATTCGCATCTCGTCGCCTCGCACCAGTGCCCAGCGGTCAAGCGTGGTGATGGTGCCGATCGGTCGATTGATGTCGCGCCCGGTCAGTCCAGAGCCCTTGCCGTAGTAGGGCATGATGAACTGGTCGCCGAAACGTTCCCGGCCATTTCGTACCCGGTCCAGTGTGGCCTGTGCGCGGCCCGGTTTTTCGATGGGTGACCAGCGCCCCGCGTCGAACTCGAGGAAACTGGCGGCGGGCACATGCTGACGTCGGTGCAGCTCGAGCATCAGCGGCGACTTGCTCCGGGTGCAGACCAGGAACAGACGGACACGGTGCTGGGGCACGCTGAGGTCGGCGCAGTCGACGACATGCGGCGCGATCATGTAGCCCAGCGCTGCCATTGCCTGCGACCAGGCGGGGTACAAAGCCCAGTCCGTGAACTCTTCGACATTCTCGACCAGCACCACTTCCGGCCGGTGAAACTCGGCAGCCGACACAACCGCCCAGGCTGTCGAGCGGGATGCATCGTGCTGAGCGTTGCCGGACTTCTTACCGCGGGCCTTCGAATGACCCTGGCAGCAAGGTGAGGCCAGCATGATGTCGTGGGCTGGAACCTTCGACCAATCCGCCTGGTGCAGATCCTGGCAAATGTGGATGGCGTCCGGGTGATTGGCGCTGTGCCATTCAACGGCGACAGGCCAGTGGTTGGCCGCCCAGATAACGTCGATGCCTGCGTTGCGGGCACCAGTGGACCATCCGCCGAGACCGGCGAACAAATCGATTGCTGTGGGCATGAAGGTACCTCGACAGACGTCGCTGTCTCTGATTAATTGTGCGGACTTGCACTGCACTAAATAAAGGATACGAATCGATGGAAACGAAGGATTATTGGACGCTAGGTATGTCAGGTCTGGCGTTATTAGTATCGATTGTGAGTGTCTACCTTAATATTTTTTACAAGCCGGCTAAGGCAATAATTTTATTGCTTCAGCGGGATTACAGTCCCGAAACTATTCAGTCTTATGAGTCATATCCATTTGGCTATAAGAGCGAGCCGCTCAAAACAAACGTCAGTTATAGCGTAAGTAATACCGGGAAGCAGGCGCTATGCGTTAAGACCGTTGAAGTGCTCAGAGGCCCTAGTTTGAGGGGGAACCTGAAAGACTCACGCAGTTTCCAAATTTTGGATTCAAATCAAATCGATAGCTTCATATTGCAGCCTGGTGAGATTCAGGTGGTGAAGGTCACTTATAAGAAAGAATCGGTTGATATTGATTGTGTAAGTAATCCTTATCGACTTTTTAGTTTGGAAATAGTCTCGTCAGCAGGTGACAGATATCAAGTCTGTCATGACATTACGAACCTAAATGACGCTTCTTCTTTACATCATCCGATTTGGGACGGGCTCGAATTGGGCAGCCCCATTCGATCAGATGGTTTTGTCTAAGGTTGGACTGAGATAGCCTCCCACTGGCGTTATTCGTTGAAGTGGAGTATTTGTGTTCGGTCCGGCGCGGGGCCGGAGAGGGGGGGAATTATGTCTTCGTTTTTGGTTGCAATTTTGGTCGCAGCTGCTGGCGCATATTTTGCGGTTTTTAAAACTAAACAAGAAAAGCTTTGGTTGGAACGCTATGAGAAAACGAGTCGTGCTCTCGTCAGAGCGAACTTAATTACGAGGTTTCTCCAAAGCGAGGAAAATGGAGGTTACGAGATTCATGGTTTAACCCAGCACGAAAAAAAATCACTGGATTTAAACTGGCCTATAGCTCGCTATGAGTTGGCGCAAGATATAGTTTTGCTGCAGCTTCTTTTTACTGAGTCTGATTTAAAAGAGGTTCAGTCAGCATGGGGCGAGTTGCAGCGAGACTTATTCTTTCTAATTGAGGAGTCGTCAGGACACGATCGTACTGACTACATTGCCAAGGCTCTCCCTAAGTCTGAATGGCTTGAGGGCGCATTGATTGAATTGGCGCAGCGTAGGTGCGTTGAAAACATTCTCAATCAATGGATAAAGAAACTGAAGCCTTAAGCTTAATAAGAGGGATAGCTACAGGCCGGTTGCCCGGCCTGCGGTGCTTACTTCGGATCGAACGAACCAAGGGAGAGGGACGCGTTAGTGCCGATCTTGTCCTGAAGCACGGTCTTGAATTCCTGCGCAATGTCTTCGCGCTGAACCTCTTCGCCGACCCAGCGCAGCTTCAGCGCCGGCACTGCACCGCTGGTGATCACCGAAATCCGCAGATTGATTTGCTGTTCGGTCAGGCCCTCAAACGGGATGGTGCTGAACAACAGGGCCGCCGGCAGTGTTTCTTTGCTGCGGGCCTCGATCTGGTCCATGGCGCTGCGGCTGGCGCTGGTATCGCCGACAGTGTTTTCAGATTCGCTGGTCGCCTTGACCGTGATCGTGCGCACGGCGGCGATGGCGCGAGCCACTGGGATCGCCTTGCCTTCGTCATCCACCGGCGTCAGGTACTGGTGCCAGTCCTCGATCCAGTCGCTCAAGTCCTTCTGCGTCATGGCCCGGCCGCCGATAGATTGAGCAGCCTTATAGCCGGCCGATGCTTTTAGCTTCAGCACTGCACGGTCGTCTGCGTGTCCAGGTTCTTCATCGGTGCCCAGGTTGAACAGCAGCGTGCAGGTCATTTCGTCCTGGTCGATGAAGCCCTTCGCGGTTGCGATGGCGCGGGCGGCGACGTAGGCGCTGAAGTCGGCCAGCGAGTGGGTGGAGTAGATGCCACGGAAACGGCTACGACCGGCCTGCCATTTTTCCAGTGTTACCACTTGGCAGCCTTCCGGCAGCACGATCGCCGGAGTCTGGGTGGCCAGCGCTTTACCGCTCGCTTCGAGCGCGGTGTCGGTGATGTGCTGGATCGCTTCTTTGGTCAGAGACATTGGTCAGTTCCTTGATGGTCGAGCGGTTAGGTGCGAGGGGTGATGGGAGCTTGTTCGCGGCTGAAGAGCTGGTCGTGCTTCTCCGCGAAGAGGGTGATCTTGCCGCCAGTGCCAACGTGCATCGGCGTATCCAGGCTGGTGTTCTCGCTGCGGGTACCGCGTTTGGTCGGCACCTTGTAGTCGAGCTTGTGCTTGATCTTCACCTGGCTGGACTCGCCGATCTGGCTGAAGTCCAGGGTGATCACCAGCTTTCCGGTCTTGCCGTGGTCAACCACCCCGGCGGCTACTTCGGAAAGGGCGTGGCCGATCTGACTGGCGAATGCGCCGCCGTTCAGTTCTTCGAGGAACTCTGCGGTATTGGTAGGGGTGGACATGGCTTTTTCTCCGGGATGGCCTGCAGGCCGCTGGGTGGAAGATTGAATTGCGATTGGCGAAGGCGCTGGCGCACCTGGTTGCTGATGCGTCTCACGGTGGCCCCGGGAACATGATGTTGTTCTCGCGGGCGATGAGCCTGGCGCGCTTTGTTTCCATGCCCATGGCCTTGGCTGCTTCGATAACGGTATGTCCGGCGTCGGCCAGTTCCTTGAGGCGTGGCGCCTGCTTGTTGCGCTCGATGCGCAGCTTGTTGCTGTGGGAGGTGCCGAACATGGCTTCCTTCTCGCCGCTGACGCCCGGTGCGATCTGCTGCACGGTCTTGCCGGTGCCGAAGAAGTGGTCCAACTGCTGGTTCAGGTTGGCGATGATCGAGTCGCGTGGGTTGGGCATTGGCTGGCCGATCATTCCGCACCTTCCGCCGGCCGTTTGGCCTTCTCTTCAAACTGCATGGCCATGTCCAGCGCCGCCTTGTAGGTCCAGCGAAACGCCTTCGTTTTGCCGGTATCCAGATCGATGACGTGGTAGGCCTTGCCGACGGTTTTCACCTGGAAGCGCACCTTCTTCTCCGGCATCACCAGGTTGGCGAGGCGGGCGAACGTTTCACGGGCGGCGTAGGTGCGAATGAACAAGGCGCTAAGGACATCGCGCTTCTGTTGGATCAATGGGTGCATTTGCATGGCAGATCCCTCGATGTGGGTTGCGTGTATTCGTCAACACTCTGTCCGCCTGTTGGTTGCCGTTGGGCGCAGGGGAGAGTGCTGGCGCAATAAACGCAGGCGAAAAAAAGCCCGATCGAAACCGGGCTTTCCGTTTGCTACTCACGAAGACCTCCCTACGTGAGAGCCACCCAGGCCCGCTACTGGCGACGGCCTGGGCTTGAATCATCAGCGGTGATCTTGAACTTTGGGGTAGGCCTACCGGTTGCCCGGTTGGTGCGCGGTGACACCGACGACCAAGATGCCCGCTGCCTGCCAGGTTCTGGGTGCAGCCTTCAGGCTTACTGCACCTCTCGGGTGAATCCCGTGAGCTATTTCATGGCGTTCGTCCTCGGCTGGATTGGGGTGGAAAAACTATTCCAGTTAGGTGCAATTTCTTTCCCATTACCGCCGGGTTGGCGGGGCGCATTGCTTGCCGGGTCATTCACACGGTTCTGGCGTTTCACCATCGAGCAACCGTCCAGGTTGTTCCTGTCGTTGGCAGGCTTTCGGGCCTGTCTGCTCGCCGGTCGCCGGTAGAGGCAATGCGGTCTGTTGGTTTGTTGCGCTGACTGTTAAAGAGCGGCGGGGCTGGTTGGTCCCCTTCGCTGCGGTTTGTCGCTGCGATGAACAAAATATAAGCCTGCTTATCAGTGACCGTCAATAAGCAATCTTATATTTTTTTGTTCGGGCGATAAAAAGCCCGCACGTAGCGGGCTGTGTTTAGGATTCGCAGTATCCAGTCCATGTTATTCGAACGATGCCTTCATCCATCTCATCCAGGTGGATGCCTGCTGTTTCCGCGATCTCTCCCATTAAGCGCCTCCAATCTTCCGGGCGCTCATCCGGCAAGCGCCCGATTGTTACGCTTTGCGTTTTTTGAGCCTTGGGATCTGCAAGGATGCGCTGAACACGATGACCAATTTGTTCGTAGGTGTGGGGGGTTGTAGACGTGAAGTTGGGGCGCTGCAGCACGGGTCTCTCCTTGCTTATGCTGTATAAATGAACAGTATTTGCTTTGTAGGAGAATGGCAACACTGATGTGAGCAGCGTTCTTTAATGTGTAAACTTTTCGTACACATCATGAAAAAGTACAGACAAAAAAATGCCCGCAACCAGCGGGCAGAGGTATTGCTTGAGTGACTAAGGAAGTTCGCCGGTAAGTAGCAGATGTTGAAATTCCTCAGAGTCAATGATGAAAGCCCCAGCCTCCTGTGCTTTCGCAACCTTTGTAGGACCAGCATTCTCGCCATAGCAGAGGAACGTTAGAGCCTTGACTGGGGTTTTGACTATTTTCATGCCGTAGCCAACTGCCTGGGCCTCTAGATCCACTCGCTCTGTGGCGCTGAAACCAGTGAACAGTATTTGGTTTTGCGTTCCTATGTAGTCGCTACGGCTCACGCGGCCAGCAGCTGCTGCTGCCGCTGCTAACTCAAATGGCTTTGGTTTTGGTGCTGGCGGCGCGGACTCTCCTAACAAGAGCTCGGAACCTGCAAGGAATGCCAGAATTCGGTCTTTCCTATAACTTTTCGGGAAAGTATCGCCGGCACATCTGCCTTGGATATGGCTCGAATTTTCCGACCACTGAATCAACTCTCTCTCGCTGATTTGACCCTTTGCATCTTGATAGCTGAATTTTACGACGCTCACTTCGCTCACTCCATGTGTTGAATCAATCCTTATCCCCGCCTAGAGCTTGCCCATCACTCTTACAGCAACACCGATAATTCGGCAGTCCTGACCGCACTCGACCATTTTGTAATCTGGGTTTAGCGGCTTCAGGTAGCGAACTCCACCATCCTCGACAAGTTTCTTGAAGGTCGCTTCATTGCTTGCAGGCAGCTTTGCAATGACCAGCTTCCCTGGCTGGGCGTCCGCCTCGGTGTCGACCAGAATCATCATCCCTTCCGGGATGCTGGTGCCGGCGGGAGCTGTCATCGAATCGCCGCGTACCTTCAACCAGAACGCCTGGCCCTTCGAGTCGTAGTCAGATAACTCGTATGAATCACCGAATCCGGGAGGGAAAGGCTCAACTGCCTCTGCCCAATCACCGGCCTCTACCCAACTGATGACCGGGTACCGAAACATCATATTTGGCTGCTCTGCCATCGAGACATTGGCATCGTGTTGCGTGCCTGACTCGCCAGAGACCATCGGTCCTATTTCGTCGGAAAGCCAGATAGCGCTGACACCGCATACATGCGCGATTTTCGGAAGGTGGGCGCTTTGTAGGTTTTTTCCCGTTTCGAGTTGGGAGATTACGGGCTGCTCGACACCGACCTTTGAGGCCAGCGCTTTCTGAGTGAGCTTTGCATGCTGTCGAGCAGCCTTTATGCGTTCGGCAAGTGTCTTCATGACCATAAATTTATAAGTTCCCTTATTCTCTTGCAAATAAGCCTCCTTCTTCATAGGATATAAGCAGGCTTATCAGGAGGGCGCTCAGATGACCCCTATTCAAAGGCTCGTCGACTACTTCGGCGGGCAGACCAAAACAGCAACCGCTTTGGGTGTCTCCCAGGCGGCGGTGTCTTACTGGGCGTCAGGAATTCACTGCATGAGTGCCGAAAAAGCCTTTAAGGCTGAAGAGCTAACCGGCGGTGTGGTCACCGCTCGTGAGCTTTGTGCCCGTGATAGCCAGTCATGCAGCGCTGCCTGAACGGCACCGAGATAGTGGACTTAATGATGATCTGAGTAGTGGCGGCGTGCCACGCGAGAAGAAACGAGGTTTTCGCAATGGAACATTTTGAAAGGACGTTACACCGGGAAGTGAAGGCCGATGGAGGCACAGCGCTGGCTAAGCGAATGGGTGTGAACGAGACCCGTCTGCTGGATTGCGCCAATCCGAATCGGGAAGGTCACCGGATGAACCTGGAGATGTTCGGCCAGGTTCTGACTCATCTCTCGGCCGAGTCACGGGTGATCGTGCTCAGCGCGCTGCTGGAAGAGTTCGGCTACTCGCTGGTGGCAAAGGAAGTGAAAGAAGTAAAGGCACTTCCGGCAGCGCTGGCGCTTGTCGGCAAGGAATTCGCTGACCTGACGGTTGCTGTTCACAACGCTCTCGGTGATGGGCACGTAACGCAGATCGAGAAAGCAGCGATCTGTAAAGAAATCGCACATGTGCGACGTGAGATCGACGCGATTGAAGCCTCTGTAAGGGTTGCCTGAATCTCAAACGCAAAAAAGCCGACGGTCGAGGTCGGCTTTTTCAACAGCGGTAAAACAATGTGGAGATGATTATGCACAACCATGTCAGCCCCGGCAATACCCGCCATGTCGCGACACTTTTCGGACATCCGCAAAACGTGTCGCAACACACTATGTCGTCACGCGAGATTGCCGAACTGACCGGCAGCACGCATGACAATGTGCTGAAAACCATCCGCACCTACGTCGCCAAGGGTGTCGTTTCTTCAAACGACACCCCCTACGTGCACCCGCAGAACGGTCAGGTCTATCGTGAGTTCCTGCTTTCCCAACGTGACACCCTTGTGGTGGTCTCCGGCTACAGCGTCGAGCTGCGTGCCCGGATCATTGATCGGTGGCAAGAGTTGGAGGCGAGGGCGGATCAGTTCCAGATCCCGGCCACCTACGCCGAGGCACTGCAAGCGGCTGCCGATCAGGCGAAGGAAAACCAATCCCTTCGTTTGGTGATCCTGGACCAGGCGCCGAAGGTAGCCGCAATCAAGCGCCTCGCGTCCGCCGCCGGCGCGATCTGCATCAGCGATGCCGCGAAACAGTTGCAGGTTCCGCCATCCAAACTTTTCCAGTGGATGGAGAAGAACCGGTGGATCTTCCACCGCGGAGGCTCCAAGCGCTGGACCGCCTATCAACCCCGCATCACCGCTGGCTATTTGGTCCACAAGGTCACCGCGCTGAAGAGCGACCCGGAGACCGGCGAGGACCGCGCTGCCTTCCAACCCCTTGTGACACCCAAAGGCCTGGCCTACCTGGCTGAAAAAAATATCGGAGCCTCGCTGTGAGTGTTCAAGCAATGTCCTGGGCGCTCTCTCTGCCCACTGAATCTCTGAAAGACTCGAGCGCGCGTCACGTGCTGCTGTGCCTCGCCAACTACGCCGGCTCCAACGGCGCCGGCGCTTTCCCATCGGCCTCAACCCTGTCTCAGGACACCGGCCTCTCGGAGCGCACCGTGCGTTACAAGCTCGACGATCTGGAGAAGATCGGGCTGATCCAGAAGGGCAATCAGGCCATCGCCGCCGTACATATCGATCGCCATGACCGCCGCCCAGTTGTTTACGACCTGCAGCTATCTCGGGGTGCAAATCCTGCACCCCGTACAAAACGGGGTGCAGATGACGCAACGGGGTGCAACTCACAACAGAACGGGGTGCAGCCTGAGACAGAACGGGGTGCAGCGGCTGCACCCAATCCATCACTTAACCATCAGGTAACCGAAGAGCAGCTGCAGCGCGAGTTGGCTGACGAGATCGAGCAGCAAGAGCAGGCCGCTGCCGAATGCCCAGCGGCAAACCAACGCTTCGCCATGTTCGCCACCTGGGTTCCCCCGACCAAATCTTTGTCAGACCAGATTGCAATCGCAGGGCTACCCGCCGACTGCGTTCCAGATGAAGCCATCCGCAAGTTCAAAGGGTTCCACTGCGCCAAGCCTAACACCCTGGATTCAGCTGCCGGCTGGTGCTACCGCCTGGTGCAGTGGGTCAAGCGTGAGCGCGTTCAGGCCGCTGGGCGCGGGCAAGAACCCGACTTCAACGACACCAGCTGGGGCGATGACCTAGGAGGCCTGTGATGAAATCCGTATCGAGCGTGCTGCAAACCCTTTCCAACGTTCCGAGCGCAGAGGTCGTGCCTCTCAAGGCGGACTCGGGAACCATGCAGGTGATCAACTCGTTGTTCCGTGAGCTCATGGCGATCTTCCCAGCCTGGAAGCAGGCCTGGCCCGATCAAGAGGCCCTCAACGCGGCGAAGGCTACCTGGACCAAGGCTTTCATGGCCGAAAAAATTACCAAGATCGAGCAGATCCGCTTCGGCATTGAGCAGTGCAGGAAGGCTGGTTCCGACTTCGCGCCGAGCGTTGGGAAGTTCATCGCCCTGTGCCAGCCCGCTCCCGAAATGCTTGGTATCCCCACGCTGGACGCAGCCTTCCGTGAGGCTTGCCGCAATGCCCATCCGGCAATGGCGGGCCAGGCGAGCTGGTCGCACGACGCTGTCTGGCACACAGCCAAGGAAGCCGGCTTCGAGAACCTGAACCGCCTGGAGACCTCGCTAGCCCGGAAGCTGTTCGAGCGCAACTACGTGATCACCGTGCGCCGCCTGGTCGAAGGTCTGCCGCTGCAAAAAATGCCGCTGGCGCTTCCTGCTCGGGCAGAAGGGCGCCGCACTCCCGAAATCGGAAACCAGGCCTTGGCCGAGCTGCGCGCCCGTCGCGCCGGAGAAAATCAATGAGTGCACTCGCGAAACAGGTTTCGGGCGGTCATTACAAATCGCTCAAGATCCAGCCAATCGAATACATCCATGCCAATGGCATCCCCTTTGCGGAAGGCAGCGTCATCAAGTACGTCACCCGTTGGCGCGACAAGGGTGGCATTGCCGATCTGGAGAAGGCCAAGCACTTCCTTGAACTGCTGATCGAGCTTGAGGAGAAGGCGAGGGATCCGGAATGAAGGTCGCCTCGAAGAAACTCCGCGCCTCGGCCAACGGACAGGAATGCACCGTCCGCCTGCCGGACATCTGCAACTTCAACCCGGCCACCACCGTGCTCGCGCATCTGCCGTGCGGGCAGAAGGGCATGGGCATGAAGGGCTTCGACACCGTGGCGGTGTATGCCTGTAGCGCCTGCCATGACGTGATCGACGGCCGCGCCGCCGGCGATGTGGACTGGCCGGACATGCTGCGGGCCATCGCCGAAACACATGAGGCCCTGATCGGGGCCGGACTTCTCACCGTAAAGGGGGCTGCATGAACGACATTATGGTTCACCTCTGGTTGGCCTTTCTGCTGATCACCTTCGGCGGGTGCATCGAGGGCATCCGCCGTCTGTCTCGCCGCGAACGCACTGCGAGGGGGGAGCGCAATTGAAGGCCCTAACCATCAAGCCGTTCGCGGTGAAGCCTGTGCGCAAGAAGGTCACCGACCGCGAAGGTCAGGAGCAGGCCGCGCTGCTGACTGAGCTGCGTATCCGCCTTCCGGAAGTTGCTGACCTGATCTTTCACGTCCCGAACGGCGGGCACCGGGTGAAGGCCGTCGCCGCCAAGTTGAAGGCCCAGGGCGTGAAGGCCGGCATCCCGGACCTGGTCCTGCCGATGGCGCGCGGCGGGTATTTCGGCCTGTACATCGAATTCAAGGCGACACCGCCTTACGACGCTGCGATCTCGGACAGCCAGCACGAACGCATTCGCAAGCTCAACGCCCAGGGTTATCTGGCGGTGGTGTGCCGCGGCCACTTCGACGCGATGGAGCAGATCCGCGCTTACCTGCGCCTGGCGCCGACTGTGGTGGCCGCATGAGCGAAACGATGCTGACCACCTTCTCGGATGCCGAAATCCGCCGGCAGGCCGATAACCTGCACGTTCGGGACATGCGCGATGCGCGGTACCCGGGCGTGTATTTCCGGTTCCACCAGAATCGTCAACGCGGGTCGTGGCACCTGGTGGTTGGCAAAAAATGGGAGAAGATCGCCGGTTTCCCCGAGTTGCCGGTTAAGGGCCTGATCAGCGCGCTGCCGAAGATCCGCGAGCGCTTGGCTGCTGACCCGAAGGCCTCGGCCGCCGCCGGCACGCTACAGACGGTTGGTCAGTTGCTGGATTGGTTCATGGTTCGCCAATCGACCGAGCGCAGCCTGTCGGCGAAGCGCCGGGCCACCAATACCTCAATCATCACCTGCCACCTGAAGCCACGGCTCAGCGACCTGCTTGTGGACGAGGTCGACCGGTCTTCCCTGGACAAGCAAGTGATGTGGCCGATGCAGGCAGAGATGTCGCTGTCGTACGTGCGCTTGATGTGGGGCGTGCTGGTGGTCGCCTTCCGCCAGGCCGAGAAGCTGCGCCTGATCGCCAAGAACCCTATCGCCGGGTTCAAGTTCACCGACTTCACCAAGGCCCGAATTCTGCCGAAGCCGTCTCGCTTGCGCGCCGTGCAGCTGGAGGAAGTCATCGAGCAGCTTGCCGCCGTCTTCGACCAGCACCCGCAGGACTGCATGCTGGCCCTGATGATGCTTTGCCACGGCACCCGCGTCGGGGAAACCCGTATGGCCCGCTGGTCACACCTGACCCTTGGTGAGCAGGGCGAGTGGTTCATCCCGGCCGAGAACACCAAGACCCGCTGCGAGCATCGGTTGCCACTCACGCACCAGGTCTGCGCGCTGCTGGAGCGGTACCGGGACTGGCAGTCGTCCAAAAGCTACAAGGGCGCCTACCTATTCCCGGCCCGCAACCGTGGCTCGATCAGCGATAGCCAGGCCTGTGCAGTGTTCACTCGGCTGGGCAAGGGAGAGTGGACCAGCCACGACCTGCGCAAGGTGGCCCGAACCGGGTGGACGGATCTCGGCGTGGACTTCCTGATCGGCGAGATGCTCGTGAACCACACGATGACCCGTAACGTTCAGACCTACATCCACACGTCTGCCGAACAGCTCAAGCGCGAGGCCCTGAACAAGTGGCACGAATGGTTAGACGGGAAGGGTTTCAACCTGATTCACCGCTCGACCATGGCTAGAAACGGAAATTCGCAGAATGCCGACGAGGGCTTGAATGGCGCGGCCTCTAGCCAAATCACGAATCCATAAAAGGCGAGGTTTAAAAATGATGAAAAAGCAGCATGGGCCCGCCTTGGTGCGCAGTTTGATCCCTATGACCGAGTGCCCATCGTGTGCTGGAAAGGGGTTGATCAAGGGTCTTCTTCACGAGCTCGACTGCATCGGTTGCCACTCTTCGGGCTTCGTTCATGCCCAGACCCTGGAGCCGCTGCCGATCGAAGACCTGGTGGTCCAGCTCGGTCGCCTGGTTCGCCGGGAGCGTCAACGTTCGCCAGTGGTTGATGGGGTTGTTGCGCAGTATCAAGACATTAATCGTCGCGGGCCTGGCGGCTCGTCGTTCAAGGGGGATTGATCCATGGGTATTTATAAGGACGTGATGGGCACCCTGGTGCGCGTGCTGGCTGCCGACAACATCGACAACAGCACGAAGCAGTCATGGCAGAAGCTGATCGATGCCGACCTTCGGCAGGGTGGCACCGGCAGTTCGCTCTCGG